AGTTTTCACCTAGAATTTCAAAATGACCTGTAGTAGTATCAATTTTTGTATTAAATGTTAAACCGTCCATGCCATATCTGTTCTTCATAATGTGAAATCTTCCTAGTCCACTAACTTTATCTTGCCTCTTACGTGATAAGGATATAGCAACATCGGCAATCATAAGTTTATCATATGAGCCGGCCGCTTTATCACCCTCAATAATATCATCTTTTGCACCAGCTCGGTTTACTTGTGAGGCAGTCCAAACAGGGATATTAAGTTGTCGGGCAAGACTTTTAGTACTAATATAAATATCATCTATCTCATCTTTCCGCTCTCGATTTTTGCGAAATGATGAAAGAAGATCAACATAGTCAATAATAACTAAATCTGGCTTCATCTCAGAGTCAGAGCATTTCTGAATGTGTGACTCTAATGTGGAAATTGATGCTTTTCTAGGTGCATATTCTTTAATAATCAATTTACCTGGTAAGGCATCAATAGCGTTTTGTACTTTTTCCCTGTGATTATGTACCTCAGCTACACTAACTCCTGAGAAGTAAGCATCATAGCGTTTACCTACATAACCTTCACCTAATTCTAATGTATAGTGAACAACATTGAATCCCTTTTCAACAGCGTGTGCACCCATTGCAATAAGGCACCAAGATTTACCACCACCTGGTGAACCAAACACGATTCCTAAATCACCATTACCTAAACCATTTTGTAATAGTTCATTGAATCGTTCAAAAGGAGTAGGAATAATACTGCGGTGTTCATTTCGGTAACGTGACTCGATATCTTTAACGTACTCGTGGCCAATATTTTTGTCTTGACCCGCTTTTAACGCGTTATCAATGAGGAAACGAATAGAGTCATAGTCCCCCGCGTTTAACATCTCTACGCTGGTAAATAACGCATTTTTTAACTGTTGGTTTTTACAAAAAGTAGCAAACTCACCTTCAACATATTCAATATCTTCGGCTGATTCGAATGTTTTGTAACATTCTCTTAACTGTTCAACCAAAGCAACCTTCAAGATTTCATTCTCAATCTTCTTAATTTCAACCTGGAAGTATTCTAGGCTAGGGGTTGTGTGGTATTCATGGTAATATTTTAATGTTTGTTGAATCAACCACTTATGAGATGAGTTATCAAAATACTCATCAGACAAAATGTCGTGCACGGTTTGTAAAAACTTTTTATCATTTAATAAACATGCAATTACTTTAATTTGGAACCCTGTCCCATACTGTGCTAAACTTCCTAACGTCATAACTTACTTTCTAAAACTATTTAATACTTTAAAATTCTCTTGTAACCAATAATTAGCATTTTTTAAGATATTACCTAAACCATCCTCATTGTATAAATGGATAAAGGACGAAATATCTAAAGAAGGTACTTGTTTATCAATTGCTTCCTTGAGTATACGAATTTGGCTGTCATCTACCAAGGGGTTTTGTAAATCCATTAATTGATAGTTGATTTTTAAATTATTCTCCTCAAATACAATCCGGGAATAAACAACGTGTTCCTTATATTTTTCAGCACTAATATTGAATATATCCTCTAAGGATAATTCTTGCTCTGCTAGTTCAGGAAAGCGCTTTAATAAACCCTTTTCACCTAACCCTTTAATACCTTTAACTTTATCTGAATTGTCTCCTAATAATGTTTTATAGATAATAAAATTAGATGATAGTATCCCAAATTTTTCCTTTACAGTACTAGGTGTATAAAAATCTTTTTCAGTAGGACGATATACTGTAACATTTGCGTTTACTAATTGAATAAAATCTTTATCGCTAGATACTATGACTACTTTAGAGTTATTTAAATTATCGTAATACTTTGCTAAATACGCAATAACATCATCAGCTTCGGTCTTATCTAATGAAATTATATTAATAGGTAAACAACGTAAGTAATGTATTAGTCGGGATATTTGGTCAATCTTAGCATCGTTTTCTTCCTCTAAACTATCAAATATGTCCCAATTAGTAATTCGGGCAATATTCCTGTTAGATTTGTATTCGGGAAGTAGGTTCTTCCGATTAATAGAAGAACCCATTCCGTCGAATATTACATAAACTGAGGTTGGTTGGTTTAATTTTATAAGAGCGCCTAATGAACGAAGAAATCCTCCTAATCCACCAATATGTACTCCATTTTGGTTTACATAATTGATTATAGCAAAGTTCCTAAAAAATAGATTTAAACCATCTACTAATAGTACTCTACTGTTTTTATCAAAGGAGTGTGGTGTTTCTTCTTGTTTTATGTTGTCAAGAAGTTTAAGTAAATCACTATTCTTCATCCATCAATCCCAAAGGAATATCGCGCGTTGATTCGTTCCAATCTGAAGTATCTTCAATAACATCAAATTTACCATCACCTAAAATGTCTTTCCATTCACTAGAATGTTCTTTCTTATAGGCATCGATATCTTTTTTATCATCTTCAATAAAACCATGGATTGTAGCAATTACAACACTTTTAGTTTGTAATCCCGTTACGTGGTTTTTATCGCAAGATACTTTAGTACGTACAGCAAATTCTACCTCTTTACCGTCTTTAGTTGCCTTAATTTTACTTGTACCACTGTTGGTAATGTTACCAAAAGTCAACACAATAGAGGCATCCAAAAACATAGTTTCACCATTTTTCATTTTCATTTTAGGCTGAGCCATGATGTTTTCAGCAGGAGCAACCCAGATTTTATTAATAGCTACCATAGTATTGGTATGAGGTGCTGTTTCTTTTCTAGACAATGGGAAACGTTGGTTGATAAAATTACCAAATTGTTGAGACATAGCACCTGCGTTCCACATAGGGTTATTCTTATTTGCTTCAACACTCATTTTACATGGTATTGAACCAATTGAATCCCAGAAGAAACACAAATCATAAGGCAAATTACCTTTTTTCTGTTCATCTAACAAGTCAGCAATAAACTCAGCTACGTCCTCAATGGTGCCCAAAGATGCTCTATCTCTATAGATAAAAAATCCAGTATGGTCAGTTACTTCACCTGTTTCAGGATCAACAACATCATTCATCTGGAAACCCATTATTTTAGCATGTTCCCAAGACCATTTCATTTCGGTAATGATGAATACAGGTAGAATATTCATTTTTTGAGCGCTAATTGCTAACTCAAGCAATGCTGTTGTTTTACCTGTGTTACTATGGCCTCGTAACAATGTAATGTGCCCCATTGGGGCTCCAACAACCGAAATCGATTGTTGGAGTGCTTTTGAAAAGGGAATCCACTTTTGTTCCTTGAACTTTACGTTTGTGTTAAGGAGTTTTTTCTCCTTAAAACGTTCAAGGTCAAAGTTTCCCTGAATTTCTGAGGATACAGCCTCAGTTAATGATTTCCTAGCCATAATTAGAAGGGCAAATCATTATCATCACCAAACAAAGAGTCAAATTTGTCTACTTTGCTTTCTTTAGAAGACAAAGCATAATTTGGTTTTGCAGGCTGTACAACTTCTTCTTCCTCATCTTCTTCAACCGTAGAGGCAGGGGCAGCTTCCTCAGGATTCAACCATTCTTGCAACAAACGCTTCATTTCATCAAATTCATAACGCTTGTACAATTCAGTTGGGTTAGGTTGTTCGGTTAACCATTTTTTAACTGTTTCTGGTTCTTCAGTTAAACTTGATTGTTTGGTTTTAACACGAATAGAAGATTTGTTGTACGCGGTACCAGTAACATCTGGTCCAACTGTATCCACAGTAATGTCTCTACCTTCGTAAACATCGGTGTAATCCCCGATATCCTCATCATCAGCTAATGACAAGAATTCTAAGTAAATTTCTTTACCAAATTCCCACAAACGAACACCCAAATGCTCTTCACCACGAACGATTACGGGTGCAAAAATACGCATTTTAGGATCCAATTTTTTAGCCAATTTCCAGTTTTCTTTGTCTTGAGATTGGCGGAGTTGTTTTGCAAACTCAACAATAGGATCTTTGTCACCAAAGTTCATTGGGGAGATCATTGTACGGTTTCCAATTCCATAGTGGAAATACAACTCTTTGAAAGGATTCGTTTTGTCAAACGATGAAGGGACGATTCGGATAACCTGTTTACCAACCGAAGGTTTCCAAAAGAATTTTTTGCGATCTTCACCCGAATTTTTCTTTCCGGGTTTTTGTTGCATGGCATTTAGCCTCTGTTTAATAGCATTTAAATCCATAATAACTTTTATTACATCATAACATACAAAAAAAGGCTTAGTATGCCAAGTCTTCTATTAAAATTTTTTATTTTACTTTTTCTATTTCATACCTAGGTTCCTCATAACC